ATCAGCGGCGGCGAGCCTACGTTTCATCCAGGATATATTGATATTCTAAATCATTTGAATGATGATGCATCGAATACCAATTATACCAGTGTTCATATGACCACTAACATGAGTCGAACATTAAAATGGTTTGAGCAAGAATACTGTTCCGCTGTAAGTAAATTTCATAGAGCCAGTATTACTGCTAGTCTACATACTGAACATGTAAACACTCCGGAAAAAATGAAAGAGTTTGGAGATAAATTGGAACTATGTCAGGAATATGATGTTCAAGTAACTATAAACATGGTAATGGTTCCTGAATGGTTTGATCGTGATTATGAAAATGCATTGTATTTTCACAATAGAGGTATCAATGTTACATTAAAACCTCAAAGCGATCCTACTGCCAGCAGAGTAGTAGATGGTTATACATCGGAGATGTTAGAAAAACTACACAATGGAATGCCTCAACGAGCTTTTACAGAACACAAGGCCACTAAAGCTAAGTTAGTATCAAGGCCTGCTCCGACTTTTGTAAAAATGCCAGATCCATTATATAAGAATGAAAACAAAGACATACCTCAACACTTTCAAGTAGAGTTTATAGATAAGAATAAAAAAGTTTGGTATATGGATCAAGCAGAACGATTCAACGCATTTAACTTTAACAAATTCCAAGGATGGGAGTGCTCTAGTGGTTTTAGAGGCGTTATTATTAGAGAACCAGACGGAAGTATAAAAAGAAGTTACAGTTGCTATGATAAACCTCTAGGAAATATAGAAACAGGATTTAAACTATTTGACACACCGGAGATGTGTATTACACCAAGTTGTGTAAGCAGTGCTGATAGTAAAATTCCCAAAAGAGCTCCAGGAACACAGTTGCCATTGTATCCTGGAGATACAAGTTATTCTGAAATAAAATCAGATGTCATAGGAAATACTTGAGCAATTACTGCCGCACAAGCTTTAGCAACTTCTTGATGTTCTTTTTGTGTACCGTTAGCACTACGCAATTCGATAAAGTGAACCCAACTACGTAGTGTGCCATTCATATAGATTTTGCTTTCAATTAAGCCTTCGGGTAACACAACACGAGCTTGCTCTTTAGCAATGCCGTTTTCGATAGCCCAGTTATAGGCCATACGTGCTTCTGTGATAACATTATTTTGCCATCTGTCCCAACGTTTTTGTAAATCTTCGTCGTCAGTTTCTATACTATTTTGTCTATTAGTGGTGTCTTGAAGTCTTGCTTCTCGTCTAACGAAGTTAAGATCTTTTGTAGGGTCTGCATATCTCTGACTGAACTCCTGGAAACTGAAACTTCTGTGACGAAGGATTTGCCTTGCAATATCTCGTGTCGTCGTAATTTCCAAGCAAGCTGAAACCATTTCGAGTGGACTCCAGTGTTTGTGTCGTACGAGGTACCTGATGAGCTTGCTACTGGTGTCGTTGTTGAGCTGGTTACTCGGGTTTGAGACTCTGGCACAGAACGCGATGAGTTCCTGTGCATCGGTGATTCCCAAGGAGGCAAACTCGCTAGTTGGCTGACTGTATGATAAAAGTCTGACATGCATTTATTTAATCTTTCTTTGTTTTAAAAATTGGTTAGTTTTTTTAATAATATCTTTTTTAATTCTTTCTGTATCTAGTTTAAAGTCTACGTTGTCTATTTCGTTTTCATAAGAGGTAAACCATTCTTTGATTTCTGATTCAAATATTTCTTTACTTTTCCCATTAAGACTTACCTCCCAAGTTTTACCATTTTTAAAAGTGACTATTATTGAATGTAAATAATCAATTGGTATTGCATTAAATGAAATATCTTCAAATATTTCGGGCCAATGTTTTACAATATCTTCGGGAAATTTTTTCCCTTTAGTCACTCTTTTACAGCTACCTTTTTCTTAGTAGGAACTAGCTCTTCGGCTAGTCTGCGTAGTTGAGCAGCTTCTTTGCTTAATCTATCAGCGTCGCTTCTGTATTTTTTAGCCATTTCTTCATCAGTTAGAACTTGTGGTCCAGTTACATCAGTAGATGTAGTTTTAGCTTGATCGATTACTGGTTCTGTATTGTCTTGTACAGGGCTAATATCCTTAGCTGTTGCAACTTGTTGAACTTCTACAGGGCTTCTTAGTGCTAAATCTTGTACACTAACACCTTTTTGTTCAGCTATCATTTGATTTAATTCGGCTAACACTACACTAATGTTTGAATTAGGCGTCATTTCTATTTGATCAGTTGGAACTTTTTGTAAAAGCCCTTGTCTATGCAGCGAAGGAAGGACTGTAGTACCATCAGGAAAAAATGCTCTAGCAAATACTTCTGAAAGTTCTGACGATGTTTGACTAGCATTACTTTCCACTAGACTAATTAATGAATCGTGATAGCTAGGAGTCAAAGATTCTGTTAATACTGCTAGGCAATTAAATGCATCACCAGGCAAAGTTCTAAATACTACAATACACTTCTTTCCGTTATTCTTAATTCTTCCTACATGTTTAATGTCACTCATAATTAGTTTCCTTGTTGTTTTGTAACACTAGACAAAAATTTAGTAAGTTTTGTGTATACCTGCCCTACAGCTATCATTTCGTTAGGTTTAAATGCACCTCTTGAACTAGCGATGTCAATAATGGTTTTCATTGCATTAAGATCATTTACATTGAGATCTGAAGACTCTGCTTCAGCAGCTTCGGGTGTTGCGGGCATTTCTTGTTGTTTGATTTCTTCTGTCATAAGAACTCCTATAGTAAGTAATATTACTAGTTATCTATTTTAGATATACGGGCAGGCAATATTGAAAAAGCTTACTTCTTTTTCTACTTCGAATCCGATCTCAGTTACGTATTGGATACTGTTGTTAATAAGGGAAAGATTGGATCCTATATAGTATCTTCCATTAAGATTTTCGTATATCCATTTATCTAAAGATAGTAGTAACCCAGGAGTAGCTTTGTTTATAATGATAAATTTAAAATGTTTTGCAGGAAAACTTACTTTACGCACATTAAGTGCGTTAAGTAAGTTTATTTTTCCTTTACTTAAATTCGTAGTATGCATGAGTACCAAAAGGAGGAACGATTGTATCGTTGCCATGAATAATGAATACAGTATCGCAGTAATCTGGATCACCCCAGCTATCCCAAGGATAACCGTCAGTGAACATAATCAATTTTTTAGGATTGATATCGTGTTCCTTCATGTAACTCCAATTACACATAAAATCAGTGCCGCCACCGCCCATTAGTTCATAGCCCATGATATCATCATTGTAGCCATCGAAGTCTGCTTCGTTATAGACTTTAGTATCAAAGCACCACAATTTAATTTTATAGTCTTTGTATTCTTCCATGATGCCCTTGATTTCACTGATGAAGTCTTTGCCCATTTCATCAGTGATAGATCCTGACATGTCGATGGAGCAACAGATGTCGATAGTTTCATCAAATTGGGTGCCCGGAAGAATAGCACTCATATGCCAAGCTTTGCGACTAGGACGTATGAAAGTGTAATCGTTTTTGATCACACTTTGAATTTGCTGACGTAAAATTTCTCGCCAGTTCATCTTAGGTTCGGTCAGCTCTTTAATCATCCGTTGAACAGATGCTGGAGTATTACCTGCACCAGCAGCTTGAGCTGCCTGAATAGTAGCTTCTTTTATCTCGTCACGAATTTGTTTGAGCTCTTCTTTAGTGTAAGAAGGCCGACCGTCTTTACCTTCTTTCTCCCAATCGATGTGTTCATCTAACAATTGACCTAGAGCTGCTAATTGTTCTTCATCATATTTGTCAAAAATTTCATCATAGATTTGCTCAGTGCCTTTACCGTAGTGCTGAGGATCGTGAAAGATTTTAATGTCTGGAGGTACTTCTCCAATTCGATCACGAATTAATTGACCATTAACACTGTAATCAGCAGCCGCATTCCAGATAAAACGATCTCGACCTTCCACACGCATCATATGATCGAATACGTTATGAAGGATTTCGTGTGCTACAACGAACTCTACTTGTTTATTAGTCAGTTTATCAAAAAATTCTCGATTGTAATAAAGATTACGTCCGTCGGTTGCTGCTGTTGGGCACCAATCGCTACCATCTATAATCTTAAGACGAGTAGCCATATTGCCAAAAAATGGATGACGCAGTAGCAGTCCGACTCGTGCTACCACAATTTTATCAATTACAGGGTCCAAATAACTCATATTTGCTCCGTTTAATTACTGTACTTATACATTATAACAGGGCCCGCAGGCCCTGTCAATGGATTTTGGATTAGTTTCGATCTGTAGCCGCTGCAATATACTTACCATATTTTGCATGGAACTGATCAAAGCACTCAATTTCGTCCGGATCCAACGGCAATTGATACTGAGTAAGTGCCAACTTAGTACCCATAACAACTAATTCAGTTTCAAAATTGTTCATAATGAAATTAAAGAAATTGTTAACTTTCTTATTCCAATCTTTTTCTTGCTTGTCGCAAGAATCTTTGAGTTCGTAGCACAGACTAACAGTTAAAGAGTACATAGCTGAAATCTCTTTAGACTCCATTTTAGTAACCTTGCCGCTCAAGATATCTTCCGGCTTAGGCATTTTGCTAGCAATTTTACGATGCGCCATAAATTTAACAGCAAGACCTTCACCTACAGCACCAGACACTAGATCGGTAAGTGTGCCTTCATCTTCTTCATCATCGAATAACAGTTCAGAAACGAATGCCCATGAACGGGGAGTAGCAAATGCACGACTACCGCTCTTTGGATCGAAGTCGTATAGATCCTTCTTGCTGAAAGAAAGGAAACCAAGTACGTCTTTATGAATACGATTATCAGTGGCCCAACCAAAATAATCATCCCAGTCTACACGCATTTCTAAGTGTACAAAACGATTAGCCAGCGGAGCAGGCATACGATAAGTAACACCCTTGTCGCTTTCACGGTTGCCCGCCGCAACAATTAATACATTGTCTGGCAAGTAGTAAGTGCCAACACGTCGATTGAGAACTAGCTGATAAGCAGCAGCCTGTACAGCGGGAGCCGCAGAGTTCATTTCATCCATGAACAAGATAATTTGTTTATGTTTTTTTGCCATAACAGCATCAGGCAATTCGATTGGAGGTGCCCAAGACATTTTTCCATTGTCACTGTCAAAATATGGAATACCTTTAATATCGGTAGGTTCCCACAAGCTCAGTCGAATATCGATAACATGAGCATCTAGTTCTTCGCCCATTTGTTTAATAATGTCGGACTTACCAATACCGGGGGGACCCCAAAGAAAGATAGGGCGTTTAGCTTTAAAAGCACGACGCAGAGATTTTTTAGCGGCCTTAGGACCAACTTGACGCGATGAAATTTCGCTCATTTATTTGCCTTTCGTTGTAAAAAATGTTGTGTGTTTTTGTATTGCAGTGTCGTTATTGTATGATAAATTGCTTGAAATGTCAACGACTTTTTGAATTTATTCTTCAGTTTGATTAGATTGATTTTGGCGATTTATAGCCTTTACTAGACCAAATTTTCTTATATCATCGGAAAACATATATAATTCAAAACTTTTTCTTTCCGAAAAAACAATTATTGCTGAATTAGTAAGAAAATATGGACAATCCATATGCCTATCAAAAAAAATTATTACTTGTGGACTTAAATCTATTTCTTCAGTAAATGGTACAGTATAACTTTTTATTTGTAATTCGTTTGATAAAAAATTCAAACCTTCCTCGGTTAACCTAAGACCACCCGAATTCTTATTACGGTGACTTTGCCACCATTTGTGTAGATGTAATTTAATATTGGCTGTATCTATACTTTTGTTAGCTTCTTTAAGAAAAATTTTTGTAAATGTTTCTTTATTGATCATTTAATGATTTCGCCAGAAGTTAGTTTAACAACTTCAAAGTCTTCGGTGCTAAATGTTTGATTTAATTTTTTAGCCAGATTGTGAGCATGTCCAGGATTAGAGAAACTTACTTTTTTATACTTCGGTCCAGGATAGTTTGTAAGACTGTTTGAGGATTTTAAATTAAAAGGTTCACCTTTATAAAAAACTGCCCAAATGGCCTCGGCTTCTAGAATCTGTTCACTCTTATAGTTTTTTTTATTAATATATTCTAACAATATAGTTGGTTTAGGACGACTCATATACGACTCCGATAAGTACGTATATATTTATGTAAAATCTATTTAAATCCGCCACCATCCATTTGAACGGTAACAGCCTGTCCTGAGCTTTGTAACAGTTTGTTTAATAAAGAGTCATAGTCTTCTAGTAGTTTTGCATTTACTTCTCCTAAACAATAAGCAAGATTTTTAGCTGTTTTAATATCCAATCTGATTTCTTTTTGTTGTGACAAGTCTGCTGCTTTTACTTGTTGTAAAAATTGTTGTATTGGAAAAGTATTAATCGGATTTGACATTGTTTAATGCTTGCCTCATTTCTAATTCTGTTTTAAAAGGACCACGGTACTCGTAACGTTCTATTGTTATTAATTTTGGACAAAAACTTTTTACCCACCCTTTTTCAAATTTGATTGTATAGTATCCTGCACAATACAAACTTTTACTAGATTTGCTTTTTGTGAACAATGGAAGTTTTTTTTGAATATTAAACAACACATTATACGGAGTTGAACTAGAAGGAAATCCGTAAACTTCCTTTATAGAAGTAGTACTGACTGTAGACTTAATTTTAGTTTCAAAAAACTCCTTACCAAACAATTTTGTTAATTCGTCTTTTTTAGAAAAATATTTTTCTGTTCCTTTTGAGCTCAACATAAATTTATTATTTTCTTTTTTATGAAGAACACCAATTTTTTCTCCATTTTCTTCTACAATCCAAAATTTTCCATCTACTATAGGTTTTGCTTTTATATTCATTGTGTCCTTTCTAATGCATACTTTGCTTGGAATGGTTCTGCGTAGCTCTGAATCGAATCTATAATTTTATTCATTTCATACAATTGGCAAAATTTCATCAATCGTATTCCTACTTGGCTTATGTTTTTTGACTCTTTAATTTGGGAATCGATTGTTTCTTGAATAATACTTTTAATATTTTCAGGTTGATAATTCAAATCAATGAGTCTGCGATTTCTTTCGTAATCGTCAATTACTCGATGCTCGTTACCAGTATGATCAGTCCAACGTTGCAACATGAGATTGTTCCAGGCATATCCTTTTTTATTTTTGTCTTCGAATGCTTCTTGTAGTCCTACTTTGTTTTTAGTTCCTTTAGTTCTAACTCCAGGATATGCACTAAACACATTATCGCTAGTATCGCCTCGCATACATTTTTCAAAAAGAATCCATTCTGGGTTAGGCGCAGCTACCTCAGTTTTAGTCTTTTTATCAATTATTCTTTTACCTTTTTTGTCAAAAATACCTTCGTGTGTAGTCAATGTGTCTGCAACACCGTTATATTGCTTAACATTTGGTGCAATGAGTTGATGAAAATCGCTGTCGGTGCTAATAATAACATGATTCTCGTTAGGATGATTTTGAATAAATCCTGCAATTAAATCGTCTGCTTCTAATTGAGGGTGATGTAACACAGTACAATTTGTTTTTTCTGTAACGAATTCTTTAAATTTATCAAATGTTTCCCAGAACAATTTATCTTCTTCTTGCTCTTTAGCAGTCATTGCGGCTCTAGTTTCTGCTCGATTAGCCTTATAAGGCGCATAAAAGTCTTTACGCCAGCTACGACCTTCGAGACAGAATACGACATGGCTACCGTTAAAATCTTGCCAAGCTTTTTTAATGCTATTAAAGGTAATATGTAACGCCATACCAAGTTTAATATCAGCATCACCTCGTACTACATGACGAGCACGAAAAAATGTATTAGCAGTATCAACTAGAATATAAGTCATGAAACTTCTGAACGACCTTTCTCGATAGGAATGACATTAATGTAACCGGCACCGCGGGTAATATCTTGCCCTTCCTCTGCCAAAATATTACGTGCTAAGTCGCGAAACCAACGATCAACAATTTCTTCTTCTGGATCTCCATCGAATCCATATCCAGCTTGCTTCAATTGTACAATAAAATGCTCATTCCAGTCAAGTTCAAAAAAGCCATTTCTAATATTATCTGGATTTACTTTAGTATCTAAAACTGCTACCCAAGGTTCGTTATTAGCAGTAGCTCTTTCTTTCGGAGTCATTTTAGCTAATTCTTCTTGCCGCCGAGCTTCCTCTTCTTTGGCTAAAGCTTCGGCTGCACGAACTAGTGCTTCAGAAGTTTCTTTTTTTGCTCGTTCTCGTTCTTCCTCGAGTTTTTTAATACCTGTTATTTTTTTAATAAAATCTTTCATTAGGTTCCCCATGCATTTTTGAATAATGGAACTTGTAGTCTGTCACTGTATCTTAGTCCGTGTTTCATTGCTAATTCTGCAACACGGCGATTATTAAGAGCGTATACATTTTCGATACCCCCAACAGGCATTAAATAAATGTGCCCGCCAAAATCTTCCTGTTTATAAATTTCGATAACTTCTAATGCTTCGTTGACATCGTCTTCGCTAGCAACTACAAATTTTAGATATGTATGTCCTAGCTCTTCATAACTTTTTACAATATCTGGTCGTATAGCATCTTCTCTTCTCTCTCCACTAACACTTAACTTTGGGCTCACACTAAATGTAAGATTATGATAGCCGTGTTTATGTGTCCATTTTTCTAGATATTTTCTAAAATCTTTTGATATTTCTTGAGTACCATTAGTTTCAAATGTGATATCTTTCAATTTTTTTAATTTATCGTTATCTAATAAATCAGGATAGCTACGTTGCCACCCTAACAAAGGTTCTCCACCTGTTATAACTAAATGTATTCCTCTCCATTTATTATCAGGTAATAGATCTATCATTCTATTTGCTATGGCATCCACAGTGAGAACAGGACTTAGATCTTTAAATCTTGGATCCCAACTTGCATAACTGTCGCATCCAGTTTCTACAATAGGAAGTTCCTCATATTTGTTGTACAAATGTACTACTTCTGCAATATCATCGTTGGCAGTGCTACGTTCTCCAGGAGGCATGCCGAACCCAGCACAGGTAAAGTTGCAACCAAATGTGCGTAAGAAAATAGAAGGAACACCCATGAAGCGTCCTTCTCCTTGTATACTATAAAATAGTTCTGCTATTTTAATTTTACTCATTGTTTTAGTACCTCCAATGTAGCTATTTTGGCAATTCGCTCTCCAAAGTCATCATCTTTACCAATGATGTACATTTGTGTGTGAGTACGATCTTTCAGTCTATCATGATATCTAAATTCTACAATTTTGCCACCAATAGCATTGTAAATTGTAAAATTAAGAACGGGCTCACTACGCATTGAATTACTTTCAACAACAATATCTTGTCCTACAATTTCTCTTCCACTTTCCCATGCTTCTTTAGACCATTCTTTGAATTTTTTCTTAAACCATTTTTTAATCATCTTTCATTCCTTCTAGAAATTCGTCAACTCGACGTTCCGCTTCAACTCTGTCCACAGCCATTAATGTTACAGTTAACATATTATCTTTGTCAAGTTTAATATCGTAAGGCATTTTTCCATTGAGAACAAACTCGTCAGCCAGAGGCCGAACTACTTTATATTCTTTGAGATTCTTCATTCTGAAAATTACATCGTCGACATTATGCTTATTCATTAACTATCTCTTTCCATGGAAGTAATTTCTGTTACTAGAGCAATAACTTGCTCTAAGTTTTGGCAGAGAATTCTAGCACTTTTATATTCGCCATCTGGATCTCGTCCACTTACGTCTACCATAAATCCGTTATCGTACATGTTAACAGTAAAACTATCCGAAACTTTTTCTAATTTATCACTTACATTCATTTTAATTTTCCTCTTTAAAATCTATTACATCACCATTCTCGTCAGCACAAATAATTTTAACTTTGTTACCGTTTTCATCCTCGATAAGAATTGGTCCCCAAATCCACGCCTCACATTCGTTTTGGCTCCATCCTTCTTCGTCTTCCAGTACTTCATATACACTGGATTCTTCAAAACGTTCTTTTAGTGCTTCTTGTAGTTCCTCGTCCATATCTTCTGGAAACTCTATATCTTCCCAACAGCCGTCCCACATAGTATCAAGTTCGACATTTTCGATATTATTATAACAGCAATCGTACATATTGATGCTGTCTTTATTCTTGTCGCCTCCTGGAACATATGTGAATTCGAATTCAGGAGGATTATCATTATTTGTTTCTACAAAAAAACTACAACCACGGAATCCTGTTTTACGAATAATTGTTTTTCCATCTTTAACATAATGCTCGTGTTCTTCGCATGATTTTTTGTAGTAAGTCGATACTTTCCAATTAGCCATGATTTTCCTTATCTAGGAGCAAAGTCCTGTTGTAGTTTAATGTTGTCAAAGAATTCTTTTTTAGTTCCTTGATCATCTTTAAAAGCACCTTTTAATACTGTAGTCTGTGTAAGACTGCTATGTGCCATAATTCCGCGATTTTCACAGCAGCCATGTGTGGCTTGTATGTAAACACCTACATCTTTGGCATCGGTCGCCTTCATAATCTCTCTAGCAATGTCATTAGCTAATTCTTCTTGTAAAGTGCCACGGCGAGCACACCACTGAGCAATACGAGTATACTTACTGAGACCGATAAGTTTATTAGCGGCGATAATACCGATATAAGCAACACCAGATACAGGTTGGTGATGGTGACTACACATACTACGAAGTTCACTGCGAACAACAAGCATGCCTTCGTACCGATCTGTGCTGTCATTAGGAAATGCTGTGCAATCTGGTGCCAGTTCGTATCTACCCGCCATAATTTCATTGTAATACATCTTAGCTAGTCGTCTTGCTGTTCCTTGACTGTTAGGATCGGTTTCTCGATCAATTAATAGTGCATCCAATACATGTTCGAATGCCACAGTAGCTTCGTCAATTAACTGTTGTCGAGTTGAGTCTGCGTAGATGTATTCACTAATATTGTCGCCTGCCCAGAATCTTTTACCATCTCGCTTCATTTTAAAACGAAGTTGATCGCTTACTTTGCCTTCTGAGTAGCCACCATTTCCAGCCATTGCGTCTACTCCTGATTCGTGAATATCATCGTTACTTACATACATTTTGTTATAAACCATAAGTTGTCCTTTCTTGCTATTTTATTATATTATTTAGGTTTTGTCAATCGCAAAAGAGTATTTTTCTTTACTGCGGCACCTAATGTATTTAGGTTTATGCCACGGTCTTCAGAATATTTTAGTAGTGCTTCTGTATCTTTAGGAAAACAGGCACCGCCAAAACCATAGTATCCATCTGGACCAGGCACTTGAGTATGACTATCGCCTATACGTCGATCCATTCTTATTAGGTAGGCAAGGTGTTTCCAATCATAATTATGAGTGTTTGCTAGTTGATTTAATTCATTCATAAAAACAACTTTAGTTGCTAGGAATGTATTAATAGAATATTTTACAAATGCCGCTTCGCCTATACCACAATATTCTACGTGTTTAATACCTGGTTGTATTTCTTTTAAAATACGTGCTGTGTCACGTTGATAGGCTACCACAGAACCACCTATAATAACCCATTCTGTATTACCAAAATCTGTAACACTAGATTCTGCCCGTAAGAATTCAGGAACATATACTAAATTAGGTAATTTTTTATTCCATAATTCGTAAAAATCCGGAGGAGCAGTGACTTTGCTAATAATAGTGCCGTTATATCCTTCTAGATTTTTTAAAACTTCTTCTACTATACTGGTATCGCAATATCCATTGGTGCCTTGCGGACTAGGAACACAAACAAATACACTAGAACATTCTTTTTTAATTTGATTGTAAGTAGCTGTATAACCTTTAGCAGGATCTAAAATTATAGGTTCGAAAGATGTTATCAAGTTTTGAGTTATAGCTTCGCCTACGTACCCGTGCCCAATAATGCCAATTTTTTCATAAATCATAAGTATTCACTTAATAATATTGTACATAAGCGATAATCGTTTTCTGTTTTAAATCTAAAAATTAAATGCATGGTAGACGACGCAGTAATGTAACGGTGTCCTGGCAATCCAAACACTTCCAACACCTTAACACAGATCTCATTCCACGGCATATCATCTTTTTTCCAATCGATCCAAATATTGAACGAAGTATCTGACATGTCTTTAGACATTATTCGACAAGTTCCATTTCCTCTATCATAGGATAATAGATCCAATTCATTTTTTCTTTTAATTCTTCGCACATAGCCTGAGCAGCTTCTTCTGCACGTTCTTTAGTATAATAGAGTCTTTCCATAGCTCTGTCGCCCTCAGTATTTGTAGCCGATGCAAGGTAAACTATCATTTTCTATAATTCCCTTTATCCGGAATGACATGTCTAACTCCTCCTCTTGGATCTTCCATATCGCCTTTGCGTCGAGGTATCATATGCACATGCGGATACATTACTGTTTGGCCAGCTGCTTCTCCAACATTTTGGCCGATGTTAAAAGCATCCCACCTTTCAGCTTCAACACCTTCGTGTCCGAACTTGTAGGCTGCTTTGTAGCATTCCCAGAGATTGTTCCAGTTTTCTTCGGTAGGCACAAATAACAAATGCCCTGGGGTAACTGCGTAAGCGTCTCTAAAGACCCAGAAGTCTTC